TAGAATTATTGAAGAAAACCTAAACTATAGCAGTAAAGCATTGGATTCAGTTTTCGGCAAGTACTTTGTAAGAGCTGGCAGAGACAGCAAACCTTATCATAGACAGCCAGAGAAAATTGCAAATATTGTTTACGCTAATAGAATGGAAAATGGTGATACAGCTAGTGGCGACGGATGGCGCTTTAGAGGACGAGGTATTATCCAATTGACGGGTCGGTATAATTACACGCAATTTGGTAAGACACTCAACTATACAGCTGAACAAGCTATCAAGTACATTAAAACCAAAGCAGGTGCATTAGAAAGTGCATGTTGGTATTGGAAAACAAATAAGATTAACAAGTATTGTGATAGTCAAGATATTGTTACTATGACCAAGCGTATAAATGGTGGTACAATAGGTTTGGCTGATCGTAAAAAACATTATGCCCATGCACTCGAAGTGCTAGGTGGTACATGGGAACCTCCTAAAGTAGTACATAGTACTGTTAGAAAAGGAAGCAAAGGTGAAACTGTAAAAGCAGTTCAAAAAGCCTTGGGCATAGGTGCAGACGGAGACTTTGGTCCTGGAACTGAAGCCGCTGTTATTGCATGGCAACGTACTAAAGGCTTAGTACCAGATGGTATTGTAGGTAAAAGTACACTTGCCGCGATGGGAATCAAATAATGATCAGTGAACAATGCAAACAACATTTGCAAGAAGTAGATGAAACTGCTTTTCAACATATGTTTCACGCATTAAAAATAGCTGTAAAATTACAACTAGTGATTCCTGCAATTATAATTCATGCGTTTGTACCTAGACTGTTTACAAACACAGGCACAAATGTTATGAAAAACATATTGGAGAAAAGACGTGGGATGGATAAAAAGTAGAATTGGCGAACGTACTTCGTGGGACGGAGGCGTACTAATTGCAATGGGTTTGATTGCATTGTTTGCAACAAATCTAATTAAAATTGCCGCCATAGTAGCAATTGCATACGGTGCATGGACTATTTGGAAAGGCGAATAACATGTGGGAAATGATTGAACGTATGGCTACAGACAGGCTTTGGATATACACTGCTATAGCAGGTAGTTTATTTGGTGCCGCCTTTCTTGCTTACTTTCAAGGTACAAGAATAGGACTATGGGCATACAGTTGGTTCGATCGTATCCTAGATTACCTCATTCAGCGTTGGGGCTGGACATGGTTACAACAACCTGAAGATGCTTGGCGCCAACGCTACCCTAAAATTACAGCAAAGATTGATGAACTAGAGAAACGTATAAAGCAGTTAGAGAAGTGAATCTCTGGCAACGTTTTAAAAAATGGTTTAATATTGACCATATAGTTGACTTAGCTGTCGACTTAGCACTAATACTATTCGATGTAATTACATCACCTATACTTATTGCAATGCGTTTAGCACGTTGGACAGTTGGTAAGTACATGCTTGATGGTGTTAAGAATAGGATCAAACGATTAATACATTGGCTGAAAGCAAAACCATGGTGGGTAAGTATTATAGTAATACCAATCAGTGTTATAATTGTATTTTACGTGTTAATTTTTGTTTGGTTAACACTAGAAATGTTTGATCCAGAAATTTGGCAAGATGACAATATTACTATTGACAACGCTGAATAATTATTATATTATGTAAAGAATAACTAAAGGAGGTAGTAATGCCCGTACGAACATTTAATAGCAATGAAATTGCTAAACTTAAACAATTAATGAATGAAGGTATACAAGTTACTGGAGAAGTAGAAACACTCAGAGAAGGTCTCAAAGATACAGTAAAAGCTATTGCTGAAGAAATGGATATGAAACCAGCAGTGCTTAATAAAGCAATTAGAATTGCATACAAAAATGAATTTGCACAGGTTCAAGATAGCTTTAGTGCAGTTGAGGAAGTATTACAAGCAGTAGGCAGAGATGCTTAATGCTTGACTTAGAAGTCACTGAAGTACAACATTACACAGACAAACTATTTAGAATAAAAACACAACGCCCTGCTTCATTTAGATATGCGGCAGGTGAGTTTGTGATGATTAGTATGGATAATGCACCAAAAAGAGCATATAGTCTTACAAGTGGACCATACGATGATTACTTAGAGTTTTATAGTATCAAAGTACAAGACGGTCCACTTACAAGCAAATTACAACATATTAAAGAAGGTGATAAACTTAAAGTAGGTGACAAACCCACAGGTACACTTATCCTGGCTAATCTTGAACTAGGAGGTGATCTTTGGCTTATGGCAAGTGGTACAGGTATTGCACCATTTATAAGTTTATTACGTGACCCCGAAACATTTGAAAGTTTTGATAGTATACATGTAACATGGACAGTAAGGCAAGCAGTAGAATTAGAAGCATACAAAGATTTCTTATACAGTTTGCCTATAGAATTTTTTCCTACTGTTACACAAGAACATTATGAAAATCAAGGTAGAATACAAAAGTTTTTGAAACATGGTGTACTTACTATTGACAATCCTGCAAATCAACGTATAATGTTATGTGGAAGCATGGCATTTAATAATGACCTTAAAGAACATTTTATAAAACTAGGTTTCAGCGAAGGCAATAAAAAGACCCAAGGAACCTTTGTACAAGAGAAAGCATTTGTAAATTAATGTATGTAGATGCACTTATAGATAGAGATAAAGACATTATACATGTTGTAGAACGTGTAAATGGAAAACGTGAGTTTAGAGAATATCCAGCACGTTATGTTTTTTATTATAAAGATAGCCGTGGCAAATATGAAAGTATATTCGGAGATAAACTTGATCGTATTATAACTACTAGTGGCAAACAGTTTAAAAAGGAACGTAAACTTTATAGCAGTCAAAGGTTATTTGAAAGTGATGTAAATCCTGTGTTTAGGTGTTTGGCTGATAATTATCTAGGTGCAGATACTCCTAAACTACAACAAGCATTTTTTGATATTGAGGTTGACTTTGATCCTGATAAAGGCTTTGCAGATCCAAGTGATCCATTTAATCCTGTAACTGCAATCAGTGTACATTTAGATTGGATTGGAAAAACCATATGTTTGGTTAACAAACCTAAAACACTTACAAAAGCAGATGCACAAACTATTGTTGATAGATTTGAAGATACAATACTGCTTGATACGGAAGACGAACTGTTAGATACATTCCTACAACTAATCGATGATGCAGATGTAATGAGTGGCTGGAACAGTGAGGGCTTTGATATTCCGTACATGGTGAATAGAATAGCAAGAGTTCTTGGTAAAGAGCATACAAGACGTTTTTGTTTGTGGGGAAAATATCCAAACAAAAGAGAATTTGAACGTTATGGAAGAGCACAAGAAACTTATGACACAGTGGGTAGACTGCATTTGGATTATATGGAACTGTATCGCAAATATACATATCATGAAATGCACAGTTATAGCTTAGATGCTATTGGTGAATATGAACTTGGTGAACGCAAAACTGAATATCAAGGTACATTAGATCAATTATATAATAATGACTTTGAAACATTTATTACATACTCTAGACAAGACGTTGACTTGCTAGTACGTATGGATAAAAAGCTACAGTTTATTGACTTGGCAAACGTTATTGCACATGACAACACAGTTCTTGTACAAACAACAATGGGTGCGGTTGCTGTAACAGATCAAGCTATCCTCAATGAAGCACATGGGCGTGGACTTATTGTTCCAGACAAGATACATGATAAAACACAAAAACATTATCCTCAAACATGTACGGCGGCTGGTGCTTATGTAGCAACTCCAAAGAAAGGCTTTCATGAATGGATAGGAAGTATGGACTTGAACAGTCTATACCCAAGTATATTGCGTAGTTTGAATATGAGTACAGAAACTATAGTTGGTCAGATAAGACATACACTTACAGTACCAATGTTAAACGATCATAAATGGGTAGTTGCAAGTGCTTGGGAAGGCAAGTTTGCTTGTAGAGAATATGAACTTGTTATTGAAAAGAATGACGAAACACTATTGTACATTGACTTTGAAAATGGTGAAGAACTACAAGGTACAGGAAAAGAACTGTACCAAATAATATTTGAAAGTGAACAACCTTGGGTATTGAGCAGTAATGGTACTATACTTGACCAAAGCAAAAAAGGTATTATTCCAGGCTTGCTAGAACGTTGGTATGCTGAACGTAAAGTTATGCAGAAAGAAATGCGTGAAGCAAGAGAAGGCGGTGATATTGAAAAGACTGCTTATTGGGATAAAAGACAATTAGTTAAAAAAATTAACTTGAATAGTTTATATGGTGCGTTGTTGAATCCAGGCAGTAGATTTAATGATCCACGTATGGGACAGTCAACAACACTTACAGGTAGAACTATTGCAAGACACATGGGAGCAAAAGTCAATGAATTATTTACTGGAAAATACGACCATGTGGGAGACAGCATCATTTATGGAGATACTGATAGTGTCTATTTTAGTGCTTACCCT